CTCCATTTTCCGCCGGAGGGCAACACTATTTATAGCGGGCAATTAAGCCCACTATATAAAACCAAGATCTGGTAATTATTAAGTGAGTCCTTAACCGACTAGTATTTAACGCTACTTAGACGACATGTTTCAAAGCTACATGTTAAGCTATTTAATATATTTATATATTTATAGTGCCGTTGGAACGGCAGAATAAATATAGAGTGTGGGTACATTGAGAAAGAAATGTAATGAAAAATCAGTACCAATTCCGACATAATTGTTGACCATCACAAAAGTTGTTGGATCTGCACCATCTGTCTTAATCAACATCTCATATGTAAATTGATCTAAAATACTGCCATCTTGAGTGACACCTTGATTGGCGCTACTTGTATTGCAATATTGAAATTTATGACTAGAATACATAGGACATTGGACATTAATACCAGCATTCGTATGTGCATTTGTAATGGCTTGACCGGTGCCTCCTGAATATCTAGACGACATCATTTGTCTAGCCGCTTGCGACGCAGTGGCTGTAGTAGTTGATGTAACACCATAAGATGCTTGAAAACCTGAGACATTATTGCGTGATACACGTAATTCTGCTATAGGAAAATCTGTAGTGATAGGATTAAACGTCCAATTTACTGATCCTCTATAACATAAATAAGCATTAGACAAATATGCTAAATTAGTATATTGGACAAAATTATAACTAGTAGTACCAACACCTACGATTTTATTCGCAGTTTCAGTACCAGTGGTAAAATATCCAGGAGAAGTAGGTAATTTATAAAAATGTTTAACACAATTATGAATTGAATTACCCACATTTGTGGGTATAGTAAACCAATTAGTACTATGATACTCATAGCGTCTTAATAACTGCCTTAATGATCTAATGTTTTCTCCAAAATGGACAACAAATTGGTTGTCCATAGGTGTGGATTTTGTTCCCAAACTATCCATTAAATCTGTGGTTTCTTCTCTATATACTTCAGATTGAGGTGCAAAAGGTGATAAAGTGTGTAAAATATCAACACTAGCAGGATTAGCCAGTTCGAAATTCTCAGCAGCACGCACATATACTAAGATACTAACAGATGAACTAGCAACAGGTGCAGTTAAAATATTTAATACTCGCAATGTAATAACGCCATTATCATAATCACTACTATATGGATAAGTGCCAAAGGCAGTGTTAGCTGCCCAACCTTTATCAGCAGCGGCTACAGATGGTCTAATTGCTAAAAATTGAAGAGCTTGTTGATATGGGATTCTAAATTCAACTTCATTTAGCTCTCCTATATCTATAATAGCTGTATGCACTATATGCGCTGACTGAACTACAGTAGATAAATCTCGGGTTGGATCTTTACTTGGATCGAAACTGATACGTAAACGCCCTTTGTGATATTTTGAAGCAACAACTTTAAATTTAAAAATGATATCACCACGCCAATGATCAAATAAATTTGATAAAAAGCACATTGGTGTCATATATAGTTTTTGATTTGTGGCTCCATCATTATCATAGAGACGAGGATTAACCCGACTATAGAATAGTAATGTATCTGTCGTGTCAGCAGTTGTCCAAGCACATTTAGTAAGATAGGACTCCCGAGAAGCAATAGAAGATATCATCATTTCATCATCACCAGTAGGCAATCCAATGATTCTAGGATCTATACTCAATTCATTTTTGGGATCTAAAGTTAATTTCTCAATTGGATGAGATATTTCACTAGATGATAATTTTGGAAAAGGTTCAGGTCGTTGAGGTATAGTGTCAGATATAACGGGAACATTTGTAAAACCAAACAAAGATGCAATAGCAGAAACTGCTGATGCACCTATACGTGTTGCTGTTGCAAATGGTCCTATAATTGGAATCTTCTCAAAGTAAGAAGCTGCTTTAGCAACTGAACTTGCAGGTTTTGAAACACAACCTTCACCATATTCATCACTTTGTGCAGAATATCCGACAGTTGCACCAGATAAAGTAAGATTTTCCATCCAGGCATATGTGGTGACACTAATGCCTGTACCGGAAATACCATTAGCACTATCTAATACAGCGTATATGATATATTCCAATATACCCATATCTGTAAATTGTGCAGCAACTGAATTATTAAGATAATTAGCATCAAACAAAAATGGTAATACAATATGTCCTGCCTCTTGCTGTTGTGGATCTAAGACTAAGCGAGGACGCTGAGAATATGGTATCAAATACCTAGTTCCAGCATCTACAACAATAGTCGATGGACGTAGAGCAGGCAGAGGTAAATAAGTTGCTTGCATCATACCATAATAAAAAGGAGATGC